ACAGTTATTCCTTTATTTAGTATTAAAACTTCTTCTTCGTTTACATCTAAGATTTTTAGGTCTGATGGATCAGTATGTGTAAGATATACTTTAGCGGAAGGGTCTTGAAACATAACTAGACCATCTGATTCATTATCAAATCTATACATAGTACCATCTTTCTGTACACCTATAGCAATCCTAGAACCATTCTCGTGTGTAAAATCAAACATAAAGTCTTCATCTGTAGGCACCCAAGATGCATCATGTGGTCTAAGACCTGTAAGCTTTATAGGGTTACGTTTAATTAATCCAAAAGCTACATCTGATACCATGTTAATTTGTTCTTCAACTTGGTTATCAAGGCGAACACTAGGTGTCTGCTGTGAAACACCATTCGTCAAGTTACGAATAGCATGTGTAACTAATGCCATAATTACCTCCCTAGTCGTCTATTACTGAATGCAATATTTCTCGACCTTACATTGTTTAATATATTTATATCTTTTGACTTAAGGTCTTCTGTTCTCATTACAATATAAGTCTCAGCAATAGCTCTCTCAACTGTTCTGGCAACTTCTTGTGACCCAAAGTATTCATTGTTATATTCTTCTTTTGATTTAGCAACTACATATGCTCTGAATGACTGTGGAAGTAATTCCCATTCAAGTAATTCAATTAAGTTGATATATACATCAGCATTAATTGTATATGTATTAGATGCTCTGTTAAACATTCTAAGACCTCTTTGTACGAGTTCTCCATTGTCACCTTGTGCTTCTGCTGAGATAGTACTTGCAGGAAGATTAATCTCACCATTTATATTCTGACTAATAAGTAAATCATTAACCTCATTAAACCATAAACCTTTTGTTTGTTCATCTCTTGAAATCTTACTCAGTATTCTCCGAGCGATCTCAGCTTGTTCATAATCACCACTAAGTGACGTAACTGGGGCATCCCCTGCTACTGATATAATTGCATTAACTGCTTCAATCTCTGTCATTAAACCTATACTCATATTTCCCCCTTACGAAAAAATAGGGAGACAGCTTTCGCCACCTCCCCAAATGTTATCTCCTGATAAGGAGTTATAAATTATGCTGCGTTCATTCCGATAGCACAACCATGGTTAAGTACACCATACCCAAGGGCAAGTTTACCAACCATAAGGTTTGCAAGTCTTAAAGGAATGTAATCTGATCTCATAGAGATAGAAAGAAGTTCAAGAACTCCAACTGACTCTTTAGAGAAAAGAAGACCAACAGTTTCACCAGCTACAGGTGCTCCTGCTACTCCTGTATAAGCAGGAAAGTGTGGAGAAGTCATTACTGTTCTACCAAGTACTTGAGGTACTTTACCAGACATTGCGAATGGATCATTTACCCAAGTAAGTCCTGTGTTAGCAGGGTTATTAAGTAGAGAAAAGTATGATTGTGGTCTAAGTAAATATACTGGTGAACCAACAATATCTTTGTCTACGTATTCAACATTCATAGATGCCATTGCTTGATATACTTTCGCACCATCAGCAACGTCAGCAATTAAGATGTCAGTTGGTTGAGTATAAATATCATCATCAAAGTCACGAAGACCATAAGTCGATGCAGTTGCCGCATCAACAATACCAGAAGCAGCGATTACTTCTGCGATAACTCTCTTGTCAACAAGTGTTGCAAGTGATCTACCGATAGACTCAGTGTGAGCTGCTTTGGCATCATAATGAACCATTGCAGAATCAAGATCAGTAATCCAAGAGTGAGCTACAGTCATGTTACCGATAGCAATTTCTCTCTCAGTTGATTTGATTGATCTGATATCTAACTCAGATGCATCGTTAGCAATCTCTTGAGCTGTAGAGTTACCTACAACTGGAAATGCTTCTGACTTACCAGAATCAATTGATCTGTTTGTAACTAATGCCTTAGCAATGTTAGTTGATTGAAAATATCTAAGTACATCAGTACTAAGTTTTTTGAAGAATAACTCTCTATCTACTGATTGAGTTGGAAGAGAACCATCACCTGTACCGTTGTTTGAACCAATTACTTCATATGCCATTTTTAAACTCCTTGTTTAAGTGTTAGAACCCTGACTTATGCCGCTTCGCCTCTACTTGGGCTGCGTACTCAGGGTCTGTTCTGTATTTGTGTGTCATAGTTTCATTAATATATTCATTTGGATTATTAAAAGGAACATTCTCTTCCTTGTTAACAGTTCCACCTGCTTCTATTACTTTACTTGGGGCACTACCATTCTTTGCAATGTATCTTGCATTCAAAGCTTCAACAGCTAATTTTGCAATACCTACATCACCAGATTTAAGGACAGCATTGTTAAATGATTCTACTTCTGCTTCACTTAGGTTATTAATCGCCCAAGTTTGAAGTTCTCCATAAGAATCTTTACCACCTACTACACTGTAAATCTCATTGTCTGTCGCTGCTTGTCTTGCCTTATGTCCTTCTACGATCATCTCGAAGTTATCTTTAAGACCACTTTTATCAAGCTCTGCTTTCTGTTCATCAGATAGCTCACCTTTTAAAGCAGCAGCAACCATTTCATTCAAGTTAGAATTGAAATCAGATTGAGAATCCCCATTCTCTGTTTCTTCTTTCTTAACTAATCCTACAGCTTCTGTTGTCTTAGCAATCTCTGTTGTAGTATCTGCCGCAGGTGTCTGGGTTGACTCCTGTTGAGTTTCTACTTGAGGTTGTTCAGTTGTAACTGCTGCTGTTGTTTCAGTTGTTTGTTCTGTACTTTCATTTAATGTTTGTTCTGTCATTTTATTGTCCTTGTTCTAGTTCGTTTTGTTTGGAAGCTGCATTAATAGTTGGTGCAACTGCTTGTTGTTCAAGTTGTTGTTGTTGTGCTGCCTGTGCTTCTGCTTCAAGTTCTTCTTGAGACTTAATTAGTTCACTAGTATTAATATCAAGTGAATTAGCTACTCTATTCATAAGCTCCGGTATCTTAATAAATGTACTGAATTGTTCTCCAAGAATAGCTTGTGCTGTCTCTGAGAATGCAGTAATTGCATTGAACTCTGTACCTCTACCTAGTGCTGCTGAACCTGTAGTAACTTCTAAGTTAATCTCTTCTGTTAACTCTTTACTTACCATACCTTTCTTGATCAATCTTTTCATATATAATTGAACTAAAGGTTCCTGTAATACATTAGCTAGTGTTGAATAGATACCACCCAGTGCTACTTCTAGCTCTTGTGATACTCTTCTAATTTCTTCTGCTGTAACTCTTTCAGCATTTCTTCTTACAGATGAATCTAATAAGAAAATAGTACCTAAATCTACTCTAAGTACCTCAGCTTCTGCCTGTGCCATCTGAACATCTAATCTCTTATCTGCTTGTATAACACCTACATCATCAGGATTACCTAAAAGAACATCACCAGATGCAGCTTTTTGTAAAGCATCAACTGATAATACAGCATTAGGTCTAACAACATAGAGTAACCTAGCTGACTCTGCAGCAGCCTCTAGTATTGCTTGTCTTAATCCTTCATATGATTTAAGATCACCAATGAAATCTTCAACATAACTTCTACCATAATCTTCTGCTCTATCTACGAAAGGAACAAATATATATGGTAAATCTTTATTTAAGAAAGTACCTTTAGTACCATCAATCTTAACACCTTTGATCTCTTGGATAACATCTAGTCTCTTAGAGTCAGTCCTGTGTACCAAAGTGTACATCTTTAAATCTTTCTTTCCATCTCTTTCATCTTGTGTAACTTCGATTTGCTCCTGTGTAGCCTTATCTAGCTCTACAAAAGCTACTTCTTCTTCTATACATATTGTTATAATCTCTTTAGATTTACTACGTTTGATTACAAACTTACTGATAGGAATAGCTCTAGGGTCTTTATCATCAGGTACATGTATCAAAGTAGAACCACCGATAACGTCTTGTTTAATAGCATCAACTAGAACTGATCTTAGTTGTGATATTTCCATTTCATTAACAATACCTTTCTCTAGTACTTGCATAGCTGATTCTATTTCTCCTTCACCTTTACCCATCTGTTGTATAACTAATGGACTAAGACCTAGCTTAAAGAAAGCTGTGGCAGGTGGAAAAAGAGTAAGTATAATCTTGTTAGCCAAGTTGTTAACACCTCGTGCCCCCAGTGACTGATAAGGTGTCGCATATGTTTGCGTTGACGTATCATCTATTTCCTCTGGGTATAACTGAGGCACAGTAAGTTTACTGGCATCTCTAGCTCTATCAATATATGGTTGACGTTTAATCTTTAGTCTTTCATAGATTGCCGAAGCACTCATGTCTTCTATTTTCATTGCTGTACTCCTGTCTGTCCACTTGTATTAGAACCTAATCCTAATGAAGATGAGGGCTTACTTGATTTCTTAGATGATCTTCCAAGACGCACTGAGGCACCTTGTGTAGCTGATCTGTTACCAATATCCTGAGTACGTTGATCCTGCGCTATCTTAGTCGCCCTAGCATTGTCAGCAGCTATTGCGGCATTCTCTGCATTGATCTG